CATGGCGGTACCGGGATGAGCGAATACATCGACCTGCTGATCCACGACAACGACCTGGTACTGGACCTGTCCCGCCAGCCGCAACTCATCGATGACCGGGCCAGCATCGCCCAGGACATCGCCCACATGATCCGCGACAGCGGCTTGCTGGTGACCCTTGTCGCCGAGCGCGATCGGCTCAGGCAGCGCGACTGCATCCAGCAGCTGGAGCTGTTGGTGGAGGCGGACGAACGCCTGGTACCCGGTACCGCGCTGATCACCCAGCTGGAGCCAGGGCAGTTCCTGGTGACGGCCACCACCCTGAAATTCGGCACGATCGAGGTAACGCTGTGAGCGACGTAGATTTCAAAAAGGCGCTGACCGATGCCGGCATTCCGACCACAGAGGAAGGCCTGCGCCAGGCGTGGGAAGCCGAAGTGGTTGCCCAGGGCAGCAAGCTGAGCAACACCAGCACCTGGTCACCGTTCTGGCGTGTCGTCACCGCGTTGGTGACCAAGCCGGTGATGTGGATTCTGGACTTCTTGATCAGCACGGTGCTGCCGAACTTCTTCGTCAAAACCGCCGTGGATGCCTGGCTCGACATGCTGGCTTGGGGCGTGAACGTTGAACGCAAGGGCGCGACTAAGGCCACGGGGTTTCTGCTGTTCACCCGCGTGGCCCCGGGCGGCGCCCTCGAGGTCGCAAAGGGCACAGTCGTGCAGTCGGCCGCGATCAATGGCCATGTTTACCAACTGGTGACCACGGCGATCGGCACCTTCACCGATGGCGTGATGCAACTGCTGGTCCCGGTCGAAGCGGTGGACGTCGGCAGTGGCTTTAACTTGGCGCCTGGCTACTACGCCGTGTTGCCGGTACCGATTCCCGGCATTGCCCAGGTGGTCAACGCGGACGGCTGGTTGATCACGCCCGGGGCGGATCGGGAACCCAACGACGAACTGCGCCTGCGCGTGCGCAACCAGTTCTCGGCGGTCAATCAATGGCACACCGACGCGGTGTATCGGGCGATGATTTCCGCCTTCCCGGGCGTGCGTCCGGACGGCGTGTATTTCGAACACGGCGCCCCGCGTGGTCCCGGCAGTGCCAATGCCTTTGTGTTGTTCGATGCGGACGTGCCGGCGGCGACGTACCTGGCGCAGATCAACGCCCATATCCGCGACCTGGGCAACCATGGCCACGGCGACGACCTGCTGGTGATGGTCATGCCCGAAACCCAGCATGACCTGCGCGTGACGCTCTGGCCGCGTTCGACCTTGACCGCCGCCCAGCGTCAAACCCTGCAGGACGAAACCGCGTTGTTCATCCGTGCGGCCTTTCGCGAGAGCACGACGGGCGACTACCAGCCGACGCTGACTTATCCACAATCGCGCTTTTCCTTCAGCCGCCTGGGCGAAGAACTGCACCAGCAGTTTCCCGGCATCGAGTCGCTGCACTTCGACAACGACGACATCCTCTCGGAACTAAACATCCCCCGGATCCAGAGTCTGCAGGTGCTGAGCAATGATTAAGCTCGATCTGAAATTCTGGCTGGCCGGTACCGAGTTGACCAAGCTCAAGGACGCTGCCCAGGGCTGGTGGGAAAAGGTCGAGGGCTGGCTGCGCTGGCCCTTGCTGCAGATGGATGCTGACAACTGCCACCTGACCGTACTCGATCTGCTGGCCTGGCAGCGCGATATCACCCGCTTCAAGGGTGAGCCCGAGGCGCTTTACCGCCTGCGTGTGAAGTACGCCTTTATCAACGCGGTGGACGCCGGCAGCACCGCCGGCATGAAACGCATCCTGCAGCGCCTCGGTGTCGGTTACGTCGAGATCGAAGAGCGCATGCCCGATCGAGATTGGGACGTAGTGCTGCTGCGTTTCTCCGACACCCAACTGTCGCAAAACCCCGAGCTGCTACGTGTGCTGATTCAACAGTACGGGCGCACATGCCGCCGTTATGACTTCGTGACCATTACCCCGGTGCCGTTCCGCATCGCCGTGGTCGACTTCAACGACGACCAGCAAACGCTGGTTGCAAGCCTTTAGGAGCCCTCATGGGAGCCAGCATTACCCTTGCGGGCGAAAGCCTGATCGCGCAGAAACACGCCGCCCAACTGGGCCTTGATGTGTCGCGGTTCATCTTTGCAAACGTTCCTGGGCTTGATCCCAGCGGCCCGATCGATCGTGCGGCGCCGAAGCCCGCGGCTGCGCAGATCGTCTACGTCTACGACATCCCGGACGAAAACGCCGGCTATGTGAATCCCAACCAGGTCGTGTACAGCTCGCAGATCGGCTCTGACATTGGCGACTGGGATTTCAACTGGATCGGCCTGGAGACGGCAGAAGGTGTGCTGTTTGCCGTGGCCTACGTGCCGCTGCAGATCAAGCGCCGCAACATCCCGCCGCTGCAGGTCGGCAACAACCTCACGCGCAACTTCCTGGTGGCCTTCGACGGCGCCCAGGCGCTGACCGGCATCAGCATTGATGCCAGCACCTGGCAGCACGACTTTACCGTGCGCCTGGCCGGCATCGATGAGCGCGAGCGCCTGAGCAACCGCGACATCTTCGGGCGGTCGTGTTTCTTCGGCAGCTCGCTCCAGGTGGAAAAGGTCGGCAGCGTGTACCAGGTCAAACCAGGTACCGCTTACGTGGAGGGTATTCGCCTGGAGCGTTCGGCGGTGTTGCCAATCGTGCCGCCGGCATTCCCGACCACGGCCTGGCTCGACGTCGCCCTGCAGCGCGAATTGAGCGACGTCGTCGCCAGCTGGCAGGTGGTGTTCGGTGCTGATAAGCCGGACTACACCGACAGCGCCGGCGTGCGTCATTACTGCGTCGCTCTCGCGGACCTGACCAACGCCAACACCCTGATCGATCGCCGATCTGTCGAGGCGATCGGGGGGCCGCTGGTGACCCACTTCGCCGCTCGTAACGGCGACTACGAACAACTGCGTGCCCGCGCTACAACCAAGGACGACGTGGACCTGGGAAACCTGCCCAACGCCAAAAGCGACGACCCGGATACCGACAGCAGCATCATTCTGGCGACCACCAAAGCCGTGAAATTCGCCATTGATTTCGTGGTGGGGAAGTTGGTGCAAGCCACCGAAACGGTGAAGGGCATTGCCAAGGTCGCCACGCAGGCTCAAACCAATGCGGGGACCGATGACACAACATTCATCACCCCGAAAAAGCTACGCCTGGGCATTTCTATCAGCCTGGCACCGACTGGATACATCGTGTTTCCGACATGGCTCGGGGGCGCAATCATCCAATGGATGTACACCTCGAACACCAACAACCTTGGCTCTGGTTACTCCCGGTCGCCTTATCCAATGGCGTTTCCAAACGCCTGCCTGGCGGCGACCAAAATCAATTTGGCAACGGGCACGGGTAACTACGTCACCGTCGACACGAGCTACACGTACTTGGGAAATACCGCCATTGATTGGATTGGCTACATGAACAACAACGCAGTGGCCAGCAACCCGTCGACCGTCGGCGTCATCTTCTTTTTGATCGGGTACTGAGGAGCAACACCATGCAGCGTTTTTACAGTGCAAGCACGGGCACCACGTACCTGTCGACTATTCATACCACTATGCCCGCTGATGCGAAGCCCATCAGCGAAGCATGCTATCTGCAGGTCATCGCGAACCCAGATCCGCATAAAGTGCGCGGCCACGACCAGGACGGGTTACCGATCCTGACTGACCCGCCGCAGCTCGATGCCGCCGAGCATCTGGCAGAGCGTCATGCCGTACTGTTCGCCGCGATCAACACAGCGTGCGAACTTGAAATCACCTCAGGGTTTGGTTCGCACGCCCTGGGCGCTCGATTTGTTTACAGCAGTCAGTTGGAAGATCAGCTCAATCTGACCGGTGTCGTGTTGTTGGGCGTCGACAGCGCGTACCCGTGCTGCGATGAACAAGGCACGAAGGCTTTTCGCCTACACACCAAGGAGCAGTTGCGCCAGGTCAGTGACGACTTCACCGTGTTCAAGCTGCAGTTGCTGCAGAAGGCAAACGAACTGAAACAGCAGCTGGATCAGGCCCTGGCGACCGGTGATCTGGCTGGCCTCGAGGCCGTGAGCTGGGAGGGCGTGCAGCCATGAACTGGGCGCCGGTGACCATGCGTTGGCCAGAGCAGGCCACGCAATGGATGGATGGATTGGGCGCGGCCAAGGATCTGGCCGGCGGCGAGCTGGCCAACACGGCCTTGCGCCTCGCCAGTCTCGACGGCATGGCCAGCACCAACCCGGGGCCGGTCGGTGACGCGGCGAAGGATGCGATCGCCGCCGGCCGTGCCGCGATGGCGAGGCAGATGGGCGAGGCGCCGGCGTGCCTGGTGGTGACGCCATTTCAAAGCGGTGTCGGCCAGGGACGGGGCAATCAACGTTTTCTGTCGGCGCCGAATCTGCTCCAGCAGCTGGCGGGCAAACTGATCGATGGCACCGATTCCGGACGCCCGACCGGGCCACAGTACGCGCTGTCGGTGTTGTTCCTGGGCACCAACTACGACCAGTTGGCCAGCACCCTGTCGCGCTTCAACGCCTTGCTGCCGATTCCTGACCTGGTGCGCACCGAACGCCGTGCCGGGCACTTGTCGACACTGGAGACGGACAAGTGGGAAATCCCCAGTTCTGGCCCGTTGCCGCGCTGGCAATCGTTGCCGCTGGAGCGTTGCACCCTCGTGAAGGCCGCGAAGCAATCCATGTCCGGCCAACTGGCGATGCTGGAGAGCTATGCCGCCGACAGCTCGCCGATGGGCGATCTGGCCGCGCTGGCCACGCGCAAGGCGGCTCAGCAGCAAGGCCGCGATCAGCAACTGAACGACCTCAAGGCTTTGCTGGCAGGAGGATCCGCTGATACCAGCATGCGCGCGCGGCTGATCGGTCCTGGTGACGTCAACGAGCTGCGCCGATCGCTGCTCGAGGGCGAAGCCCCAGGTCATGAATGGGTGCTGTCCGCCGGCGTGCTGCTGGTTGGATCCCTGGAAGGGTTGAGCTTTGTCCGGGAATTGGTGGGCC